ATAGTTAACAGTAACACCTGCTCCTGGTGTTCTGTTAATAGAGGTTACAGTTGAATCTGAGTTAGCCCCGAATAATTGGTCAAAGTTAGTTTGTACCTTTTGAAATGCTGTTCGTATAGCATCTGCCGCTGGATCATCGGGAAATGCGCCAAAGTCTATGTTTTGTTGAGCCATGTTTATCTACCTATTTATAAAGTATTTATCGTTTTTTATGAATCATCAGCCCAAAAAAATACCCGACTATTGCCGGGTATTTTGTGTTAGCTAGTATTAGATTATTAGATACCTGCTAATTTTTTCCAGTCACTAACTGATTCATTCAACATTTTTGATTCAGTAATATCAGTTGTCTTTGGTGATACTGTACGATTCAATTGACTTGCAACAACAGGGATAGTTGTTTGACCAGTAGATTTACGCTTGTTCAACCCACCACTGATGATGTTCATCATAAAGTCGATGTCAGCTTCAAAAGTATCATCTGCACTATTGGCGTATGATTCTTCTACTTTTTCTTTTTCGTCTTTCTTGTCATCATACTCAATGTCTTTTTTGACTTTCTTGCCAGCTTTTTCTGCTTTGTCATCATCTTTACCTTTATGACCTTCGTCATATTCGATATCCTTAGCAACTTTTTTACCAGCCTTTTCAGCTTTGTCATCTTTCTCGGCTGTTGATTCTTTACCTTCAATCATTGCTAGCTTCTTATAAAGATTAAAGAAACTTGATTCTGACATTTCTTCTTTCTTACCAGCTTCTTCACCAGTTTCATCTTCAGCTTCAGAAACTTCTTCTTCGCTGTCATCAGCGTTTTCTTCTTCATCAGATGTAGCTAGTGCTTGATTAGCGGCTGCATTGCCTTGCTCATCATTTGTAGAGTTAGCTGAACCATTGTCAGGAGGATTATCTTCTGCTACATTGTATAGTTGTTGGTCTTCTGATTCAACTTCGTCTACAACTTCTTTATCATCACCATGGTCGCAACCACATGACTCATAAGCCATACCACATTCATTGCAGGCTTCTTCATCTGTGTGCTCATGACCTTCGTGACCATGTTCTTCAGAACCTTCTTCATCTTCATAGTCACCACCAGATACTTCTTCACCTCCACCGGCTAATTTCTTCATCAATGACATCATACCTTCATGGTCATCAACTACACTGATGCCACCGTGTTCGTTACCACCTTGTGGAGCACCGTAACCACTATGTTCTTCGCCACCAAACAAGCCTAAGCCTGCACTCTTAATCAATTGTAATAGTTGATCGGCTTCACCGTCTTGTGCTGAAACACTTACTGAATCAGGAGAACCTTGTTGACCTTTGCTGATAGAAACTGTCATGCCTTCAGCAACATCTTCTTTACTTTCTAATAATGCGTTTAATTGATTATCTAATGCCTCAAATGCAAACTCATCTAGTACATCACTGTCACTAAAAGTTTGACCAAACGCTTTGAATGAATTTCCAGGAGTCTTGATTGCCTGTTGCTTCATATAAGAAGTTTTATCCATTTCATCTAATTCAGGTGTACGTGCACCATAGCTAGCCATGTTTTCTACTTCATGTCCCATTTCACCGACCATAGAGCCGCCTGCGATTGGCATTTGACCATAGCACTCGTCTAGACCTTCTTTGTAGCCTTCATGGTAGCAACGTGCTTCTTCCATGTCATCATATGTTTTGCCACAATGTGAGTGACCTTTTAGACCGTCGTGTTTGCCTTTTAATCTGGCAGCTAATAAGTTTTCGTTCATACCTTCTTTAACTTTCTTTTTCTTCAAATCGTTTTTGCCTTTGCCATCTTCAGCATAGTCAGGGATACCATTCTTGTTAGCATCTGGCTTCTTAGCTTCAAAAGCATTTTGACTACGACCAGCACCTAAGCCAGCACCCATGTCGCCATCGTGTGTTGGCATCTCAGCTTCGTGCATCTTTCTCAATGTCTTTGCTAATTGTGCTTGCTTCTCTGTCTTAGCAGGATAGTCTTCTTTATTGCCTAATACTTTGCTAGCAAATGCTGATGTTGACATACCATGTGCTTTGGCTTTCTTAGTGAAAGCGCCTGGGTGCTTGATAGCGCCTTGAATCCACTTCTCACCGCTCTCATCCATTTCTTCAGCCATTGCACCAACTTGTGAACCTGCACCTGCGGCTGGTGTAGCACCTTGTGCAGTTGGAGCCGCACCTGGCTTCTGCATTGACATTGTGCCATTCTTTGCTGCCTGTACTACTGCTGGATCTTGTGTAGTGATTGCTGGCATAGTAGGATTAGCAGGATCTTTGATTAAGAATGATGGCTTGTTAGACATTTGCTGTTGTTGTTTTTGCTGTGGTGATGTTGGAATAGGTTGTACGGCTAAACCAGCTTCATTCAATGCTTCTTCCATTTGGTCAAAGTATTCTTTTAAACTATGCTTAGTAGTTTTCTTTTTGTCATACTTAGGTAACTTAACGTCTTTACCAGACTTAACACCAAATGCACTGAAGTCATACTTTTTATCTTCACCTGAAGTTTGTGTAGCTTTCTTAGGGCGACCTTTACCTCTTTTTTCAGTAGGTTCAGTTTTAACTTTATTGCCTTCTTCATCTTCGTCATCTTTACGACCATAACCACCTGGTTCAGCAGTATGTTTTAATCCAGTTTTAGTTTTTGTTGTAGCTTCGTTCAACTGGTCTAGTTGTGATAATAAACTTTTGAAATCCATTTTGTTATTCCTTTAATTATTTACTTGCGCCAGTTTGTGGCTTTGCTGGACGTGTGATTGTACTCATTGGACTCTTATCACCCATCTTCTTGTCATCCAAGTAAGGCTTGAATGGATCAAATGCGTCTGGTGTTTCCTTACCTGCATAAGGAATATTAATCATGCTATCTTTAGCCTGATCTTTAATTGATTGTAAGTATGAACCAGCATATGCCTTGCCAGCTTCTTTAGCACCTGGTTGTTCTTCTAATTCAGTATGATTCAATAACGGTGTATGACTCATTTCATTTTCATAACCAACCATCTCACTATTAATGCTATCATCAAAGTTTGAACCAATAACACGAACCATGTCAACGTTGTAACCCAACAACTGAGCAATCTGTTGAATCATTGGCTCTGTCGCTGGATAGCGAAATTCTGCTTTAATGATTGTAACACTTTGATTGTTTAAGTTAGGAAAACCGTATGGGTCTTTTTGAATCGGTGTGCTCTTTGGATCACTGATTTGCACTGGGTCAAACTTCTTTAGATTGTACTTAAACATCTCTAAAAAGTTCTTGTCAACCACGCCGGCGATTTTGATTGTGTAGTTGTAAGTTTTAATACTTTCAACGATAAAATGTTTTAGGCTTTTCATTTCTTAATTCCTGTATCTATTATTTATCTTTTTAATTGGATTTTGCTGCCAACATCTTTAGCAACTCATTTCTATCCAAAGATTTGCCCTCACCTAATGGTGTAGCTTCTATTTGTTCTTCTTTTGAAGCTAATTTTTGATCCAATGTTGCTTTTTTTAGTTGCAACTCAATCATCTTTAGTTTCTTGTTTAGTTTAGCTGTTTTAGCTGTAATTGCGTGTCCTAGCATACTACTAGCACTATTGAATATTTCGCTAGCAAAACGACTATCAACTTGCATCCCTAGATCCATTAAGTCTTTATAGCTTGAAGTTGCTAGACTAGCTAGTTCGTCCATTTCCCCGTCTGCGGCATCTAATCCACGAACTTGAGGTAATGCGTTTTCAATCTTTTCTAAGTTATCTAATGCGGTTGTAGTGACTAATTCAGCGTTTTCAGGAATAGGCTTAGAAAGAGTATCAATCTCTTCCTGGGGTAATTCAAATAGTTCTTCAAGTTTTCTAGTCATTTGTTATCCTATATAATATACTTATCTTAGAATATATTATGGTTAAAAAGTTGTCAAAGACTTAATTCTGAATTCTTCTGGGATATATTTGTAGGCCTCACTATATAAATGAGAATGATTATGTTCTATCATAGGCATACATGAATTTACTAAATTATCAAATTCTAGTTCCGGTAGATTGTTTAATCTGATTATTTCTTTTAATATTGCTTCTATACGTTCATTGTAATCTTCAATATCATCATATGATTCATCTATTACATGTCCAAATGTTTGATATCCACTATCACGTAGTGCTTTTAATCCATGACATTGTGTTACTATTATAAAGGGTTTTTTATAAAGAATTGCTTTATATGTTTTTTCTGTTATAAAACTATGATTGGTTGGCTCAGTTTCAAATACGATATTAATTTTTGAATTATTAAAATATTCTTCTATACCATATGGATAATCATCAAATTCAATCAAACCTCCACCTGTTGAACTCATCTTAATCTCATATGGTATTCCATTTAACCATGATTCTATTTTAGGTCTACTATATTCTAATTGTTGAGGTATTAATTGTTTATAATATTCCCGTGTCCATACAGAAGCTCCGTGTGGAGTATGATTTACAAATGTATAATTACAATTATCAAGTATATTATTCGCAATCAATTGACACATGAATTCAAATCTATTTTCTTCAGGCCTTCTAATAAAAATACAAAATCTTTTCATAGTGAGAGAATTGGTTTCTTTAGACTGATACCAAACGTTTGTGATATCACCGTATGCCAGTCTAGTAACTTGTCTATCAAATAGTTGTATCAACCATCTATCATATGCCAATACATTTACTCCAGGCCAATGTTTAAGTATGAATTCTTTATCATATTCCAGTTGTGTTATAACATAAATGTTTTTATGTTTAAAACCTAATTTTTCAAATAGTTCAATAGAATGTCTTGAGTCTGGGTCAATAGCATGTGACATTGATTTATGATGATGTATTATTAATAATTTTTTATTTTTAATATTAGCAATATCAGGTCTTATTTGTAAAAGTTGATGCATGTGGTCAGGTTCTACTATAAATAGGCTATTCTCTAATAAAACATCTGATTCTATTTTATATGCCTGTATATACCCGTCCAATAATTTTTCTAATAAAACTAAATCCCAATGTCCAGCTTGAGATAGATAAACATTCATTTTGATTTTCCGTTTCTAAATAAATCGTCTTCCGTAATTACACGAAAGGCAAAACCTTGCGCCTTACAATAGGCCATAGCAGACGCCCACTTAGCATGATTAACCGCTATAACCAGTCTATCTTTAGCACTATAAACTTTGCTTTCAATAAGGCTTTGTTTTTTTGGTTTAATTTCTACAACTTCTGCTAATTGTTGACCGTGCTTGTTTTGGTATACAACAAAGAAGTCAGGTACATACATATGTACTTTTCCATCTAATGGGCTTTTATATGGGATAGACATTGATTCACTGGCCCAATATGTGACATTCTTATTTGTATCACAGAATGTCATAAAGGTTAGTTCCCAACCTGATCTGTATTTAGGTGCGTGTTTACCTATGTACTTGTGTCCGTTCTTTGGCGTAAATATGCCTTGTGCCCATTTACCCATGATTACTGCACGATGTTACGTGATACCGGTTGATTTGATTTTGGTATTACTGCGATACCATACAATGAAGTTTTGCTTTTAAAACTATTAAGATAGTAAGCAATAGTCTGATTCATTTCCATTTTATTAGTACCTTTGATTTGATCCAATAAATCAAGTACTGATATTTGTGTTTCTTGTGCAATTCTAAATAACACAGCAGTAAAATTTGCCGCTATATTTTTTGAATCGCATACTGAAAGAAAATAACCATGTACAATATCATACGTGTCAGCATTGACAATTAAGTTAATTGCGTAAAACGAATCAAATATTCTAACTGTTTGATCCAATGATGTTCTAGTGTCTAATATTCTTGGCATGATATTATTTATTACCTAGATATTATGGATTTCTTTTACCCGCATACGGACTAACACCTATTTGTTGCGGGCTTGCAGATGCATTAGGAGGTGTACCAGCAGTACCTAAGTTAGTTCCAGTTGAACCAAACACAGGAGTAATAACGTTTATATTTCTGTTTGGTGTTTGTTGCACAGCATTAGTAATACCTGCAACAACTTCTGATTTTACAAGATTCTTAAGCGGAACATTTTTAAATGTATTGTATGTAGTGCCTGCTTTTTGTATGGCACCTAATATATTACCATTAGATAAATCTTGTATCGCACCGCCGGCGCCATCTATCAATCCACCTTGACCTAAAATAGTTCCATTGGCACCTGGTCTTGCAATTGGACTAACTGTTCTATCATAGTTGTCATTAAGACCAAATCCAGTAATAATGTTGCTAGGTGTTCTACCATCAATTGCACCTTCATTGTACACAACTGTTTCGTAATCTAAATCCATTTTCATTTCCATAACACCATTATTCTCAGAATAATTATATGTGTCATGGTCAAATTTAGTAATAAGTGGATTAATTAATGTATATGCTACAAAGTTATGTCTACTTAATCCAAACACAGTAATGTTCTTAAAGAAAGGTATCTTGTGTCCACCTGGATTAGATGTCTCACCTATATAACCCCAATCATCATTACCTGTTATAGAAGGTGTATATGTCGTTCGTTCATTATATGTAGCTAACGTAGCACCGGGTGTTGATGGTGCGCCACCACGTGAACCTGCAAATACAACTTTAGGCTTTGTACCATCACTATAGTTATAGTTGTAATATGCTTTCCACAAATTACGTATCATATTTCCATTGTCATCATGGAAAGTAATATTTACAGGATCATATTTGATTTTTGTTTGTATAATTCTTTTACGATTATACTGATTCATATCCTGAGTAGCAAATCCAAATCCAGGAAGTTTAATTGTTTTAACTGCCAATCCAAAGTTAGCACCAGTACTAACGTTCTGTGAATATACTTCAGGATTTATATCAAAGTAGACATGAAAGAGAAATTTGAATTTAGGAGAGTATTGATAACCATTAGTCCTAAATGTTTTACTAGCGTGGGTATAATCACGAAGGAAATCGCTGCCGAAAAATGTTCCGGCAGCGTCCTTTAGTAAGTTCTGAAAAAATCCAGACATTAGCTAGATTCCTTTAATTAAAAATTAAAGAGAACCGCCGATACCTGTAGCGATTGATCCAACTGTACGACCGATACTTGCACCAACACCAGATCCAATTGGTGATTGAATTGCGTTATCAAATGCGATTGACAAAGCGATTGTTACTGCTTCATTTGTACCGTAGTTTAAGTTATTATAGTTTGCTGTTTTTAAATAGCAACCATATAGTTCCCATGTCTCTAATACGATTGGAGCGGCTGCACCGTTACCACCGTCTAGTATTTCAATGTTTGTTTGAAACTTATAATCTTGACCAGTAGCCGCACTTGCCTGTTCAACAAAGTCCATTTGTTTCTGTAACTGTTGACCAACTAGTTTACTTACTGAGTTAGAAGCATCATCACGAACGTTGATACTCATGTCTTGCCATGTGTGCTTACCAGCAAGTTTAATTGTTGAGTTATAGATTTGTAGTGGAATTTCTGCAAACGATACGTTAGGACGAGAGCAGTCAACAACTTGTTTAGTTAATTCAACTGTGCTAGCACTTGTACCGAAATTCAAAAAGTTAACTCTGAATCTAAATTGTAGTTTTGGCATTAACAAGCCCTGATTGCCGCCGGCGTTATCAGATGCTACTGTCATGTTAAACAATGATTGTGAGGCTGTTGCCATATTTATTTCTCCTGTTATATATATTTATCTCTAATGAAACCCCTTTCGGGGTTTAATTTATGCGCCTAATCCTGCGATCTCACCTGTATTCAAAACTCTTACTGGAATATAGATGAATTCAGCTGCCTTAACAGGCTCAATTGCAACGTCAATCCATAATTGATTAGCATCAATTCTAGCAGGTGTGTTGTTTGATTCATCACAAACTACTAGGTAGTCATAGATACCGCGTTTAGCAACTAAGTCAACCAATAATGTTTGTACAACACCAGAGATTTGATTACGTGTTAGTGCATCATTTGGTTCGAATACAAAAGGTCTTGCTGCCAATGTTAATTGTCTACGAATGTAAGCACATAGTCTCGCAACGTTAGTTCTATCAAGCGCACTTGTTGTGTCTTTGCTACTCTTGTTACCATAGTTCAATAGTCCAACACCAGTGAAGAACACTAATGGGTTAATGAAGTTAGTATACAATACATCACGGATACCGATTTGTGTCTTAGTAGTAATGAACTCACCTGTTGTTGCATCTAAATAACCAATACCGCTAGCATTATCAATTGTACCACGACGTGTACCTGCTGCCGCTAACCATGGATAACTAATAGTATCATTACGTAAGAATGTACGCAACATCATGTGACTTGGAGGAACAGCAAC